GGTATTTGAGGGTCAATAAAAGTTTTTTTAACCCATTGATGACCCGGACCTCCGGGGTTACTAGTAGCTCTCATGTATAAAGGTAGCTTACTATCTCTATTAGTACGTAACCTTGATCTCATATAATCCCAAGGATAAGGGCTAGGCCATTGTGTAAGTTCATCGAAGCCAATCCAGTTAAAGGCTTGGCCTTGGTAACGCATAACATCATCATCTCTGTCAAGGTAACTCATCCACAATGTTGCGCCTGATGGGGCTACCCAAGTTTTATCTCTTTCCATAAACTTAATTCCGGGAACAGCCCTTGGGTATAACTGTTTAGAAACAGAAATAAGTTCTCTTAGTTCTTCTGTACTACGTCTGACTAACAACATCCTAGCATTAGGATTAGAAAAATATCTTACTGGGTCTGCAATAAGGCTATAGCTTTTACCTCCACCAGCAGAACCTCCATAAAGAACCTCTTGTTCTGTTGAAGATAAAAAAGAAGTCTGAGGGCCGGGGTTAGGTTCAAAGATTACATCTTCTTTAGAGTAACTCTCAGACTGTGTTATTTGTGCAACACTTGAGGTCTTTTCCACCGAGTCTTTCTTCTTCAAGCTTCTTCGCTTTTTCGAGGGCCGCTTTGTATTTTTCAGCGAGGTGGCGTTGTGCTGCAGCTTCTCTCTTACGTTTTCTTTCAATTTTAACTCTCTTCATTAACCCTACATGGGATATGTACCTACCAGATTGTTCACTTAACCAAGCTGATACATCTCTGTAGCTATATTGTTTGAGATATTTTTTAGCTTCTTCTAGTAGTTCTAACTCTTCTGGTATAGGTCTAAGTATATCTTTATCTTCAGAGTCTTGTTTATAACCAAAAGGTATTAGTCTACCTACTCTTACTACTGACCGCCATTCAAACTCTTCATCTTCTTTAGGTGCAGGTAACTCCCACACTTTACCTATGTTACTCATCTTTAGGCGGTAGGATAAATAAAGGATTAGAAGTAGATACTTCTACTTTATCTGTAGCTTTAAATCCACCACGGTCAAGAATATCTTTTGCTGCTACTATTTTTTCTTTATTACCAAGATCAGTAGGATTATCCATAATATGTTTCATAGAGTATGCAGCTTTAGTAGCTGTAGTAGAAATAAATTTCTTAGTTCTTTCTGCAATTTCTTCTTGTAAAGCATTTACAATAGAAGAAGTAGATACTGTTTCTGCATAACCAGCTAATTTTCTAGCTTGAGCAGGTTCACCTTTAGCCTCTTCAAAAAGAACATCTAAAAACTTTTGTTGTTTTTCCGTTAGGTTTCTCATTTAACTTTCCTATGAGGTTTTACTTTGGCTGCAACCTTTTTAGGTTGAGCCACAAACTGCTTACCCGCAGCAGTGCCTTTTCGTTTGGCTCTAGTTGTAGAGGCATACTGAGAATCACTAAGAGACTTAATAGCCTTCTTAGGTAAATACCTTTCGCCTGTGGCCTTTGGCCCTTGGGTTGAGGGCTTTCCACTCTTAGTAGTCCATTTCTGCTTAGTCCAAGACTTAAGACTTTTTTGACTTTTTGCTAGGGCCATCGTGTACCTTCTGTACTGCAAAATTAGCAGTAAGGCTTGCCCCCTTGTGAGGGACAAACTTACTGTCATGCTTCATTACTTTTAAACTACCATCTTTTTGTTTCATCCAATGGTAGCCTTTAGGTGCTTCTACTTTCATTACGTGTATCCTCCACCTTTTGCTTTGTATTGTTTGGCAACCATTTGAGCTTTACGAGCCGACCACTGTCCGGGCTTTCCACCTTTACCGCCAGCCTTAACGGAGGCGACAAGAGACTTACGCATAGTAGGCTTAGTATAATTACCTGCCGCATTAACGGTAGACTTTTTGCCTGATCTCGCCACGTGTTACTCCTATGTCTTTAAGAGTTTTATCTGACATATGTTGTAGTTGCCAGTATGCTACTCTACGTTCTTGTGCTTCTTGTAATGACTTAATGATTCGTTTAAACATGGTTATCTCCTTTTTACCAGAGATAGTTATACCACAAGTTAGTGTATCATACTACATACAAGATTGCAACCCCGTTATGCACTAAGTGCGATTAGGGTCAAAGTATTCTTCTACAGAAACTATTACTTCCATTGTATTAGCTGTTTCAACATATACCAAAATCTTATCACCTGAATGCAGATTAAAATAATTACCATCCACTAAGTTAGCTATAGAGTTACCTGCCATACTAAGTGCATTAGCTATGTAATGGTACTCTTGATCCCCTGAATGATAAAACTGAACATAAACCTTTTTAGTGGAACTATTGTTATTGCTTATGTGTAAGTACCTAGTGATAGCACTAAAGTTAGCAGGGCAAGTATACACAGCGGTAGCACTAGCATCTGCAGCAGTAGCTGCAATAGTGAACCCCTGTGTATGAAACTTGGACTTAGTTAAGTCAGGCATTATTTTTTCTTTTTCTTTGTGGCCATGCCGCCATACATATAACCTGTTTTTTTAGTCATGCCGCCATACATATAACCTGCTTTTTTAGTCATGCCGCCCTTATTCATCTTACCTTTACCGTCAGCAGCAAAAGCAGGTACTTTCTTGCCACCCTTCATAACCATAGGCATACCACCTGCAGCGTAAGCACCTTTAGGCTTCTTAGTTACAGGACCACCTTTGTTCTTTTCAGGTCTGGGTGCTTTTTCCGCAACTTTAGTTTTTCCACTATTATATGGATCGCCAGTTCCTTCACCTGTAGTCTTTCTTATTTTTGCAGTACGTTTAAGGGCAGGTGGTGGGTCTCTCCTTGTTTTTACATAATTTGGAGCAGGTTTAGAATTTGTAGGCTTTTTACTATTGTCAATCTTACGTCTAATAGTTTCATAGTCTCCATCACCACGGCCTTTGCCTACAGATGCAGGAGAAAGCTTACGAGACTCAATCTTACTGTCAGATTTAGGCTTGACTTTAGGAATGTTCTTTAAGTCCTCTGCATAAGCAGCAATCATTATCTTGCCGTTCTTATCTTTGTAGTACAAAGACCCAGCCTTCTGTGCTGCTTTAATACTTTTGTACTTACCTGCGTTTTTCTGTGCTTGTTTTGCAGTCATGCCTTTGTTTTTTAAACTGGCATTAATCCACTGTGTTAACTTACTAGCCATAGTTCTATACTCTCTTTCCTGCTGATTTGTTACGAGGGAATGACCTGTTAGCCCTTGGCGTAGTTACAGCCAAGTTAGATGCCCTATTATCTAATGGATTCCCGTTTCTGTGATGTACGTCTTGGCCTACTTTAGCGTTACTTTTCTTTCGCGCAGCGTTGCGTGAGGCTCTTTTTTGTTTTTGCTCAGGGGAAGCATGGTAATTATCGTACTCTTTACGATAGTTACGTCCAGCAGGACCGGGCATTACAGATGTTTTAGTTGGCTTTTTCATTTACCACTTTACCTTATCTGCCCAATATGCTGCGCTTAGTTTTCCTTTTTTAATGTTTTTACCGTGTCTTGCTTTAAAGGATGCACGTTTTTTCTTCATCTTGTCCGTTTCACCTTTTTTTGGCTTCCCGGCTGTCTTCGCTCCTTGTTCACCAAACCTGATAAGCTTAATGGTCTTACCTTCTTTTGCAAGTACGGCATGACTTTTTTTCGGGTGATCAGGGGTACGCTTCGGCTTGTTATAACCTGCAAATGTCTCTCCCCTATATTCTATGCTCATTGCTTTTCTTTCACTTTAGGTAAACAGTACGCTACAACCCTGTCTTCAGGTGCTATACCGTGTGAACTGTAACGTCTGGTTATCTCTCTAGCGTAGTAATTACAATGCTCTATGTTGTTAAACACCATTGTATCCTCTATAAGCTCTCTAGGAGACCCTAGATACACCATAAGGACAAAGTAGTACATAAGTCTTACATAAGTTCAAAATGGGGAGCATCAATAAAGGGCCTACGACCTTGAGAACGACGAAGGTCTACGTATGCATTCATTGCATCCTCCATAGAACCGTCCCACTCAGCAATGTTGCCTACACTCCAAGCTGCTCCCCACTTAATAGCTACACCGTGAATACGTGCAGCGTCAGCCATAGCGTCAGCTATATCGTCATACATATTTAAAGCCCAAGTAACGTTAGGACCAACGTAAGCTACAAGGTCAACTGCACGGCCCTCTAAGTGTTTGCTTTTCATGGTTTGCGAAGCACCCTTTGCAACCAAAGCTTCCTGCTCGGCTACTGTACGCATTCCACAAGTTACACCAAAGTCAACTTTAGTCATGTCTATAGCTGCATTAACTACAGTTATTAACCCTGAATCAACGCCATTAAGTCTATTTATGCTACGTGATGATAACTTAAACCCCATTAGTTTTCTCCTCTATGAGCTTTGCTTGCTCTCGTATTAACTCTTGTTGTTTCTCTAATGTAATAAACTGCCTGTCTAACTCAGATAGTTGAGGAATAGGTATTACATTATTTCTTTCCAAAGAACTTACTCACTGAACGCATTCCTATGGAAGCACTAACAATACCACCTAATGCAATCTGATACCACTGAGGCATAACCTCCAACGCTGCAAACCCACGTGCTACTATGTCGTTACCCCAATCACCACAAAAAGCTAAGATAAGCGGAATGCTAAACAACAAAGTAATCCATTCATCCTTCCAGCTATTCTCAGTAGCTTTAATAGCCTCTATATCCCAATCAATCTCACCTGTAAGCTGTTTCTTCTTTATCTCAGCTTCTGTGAGTTTAATCTGGGTCTTACCATCAATGATGCTTGTGGCTAAACCTGTAAGGCTACCTATGAGTTGACCTATCATTATTCTTTACCCATCCATATTGCAAAACAACCAGTTAATGCACCCATTACAACTGATACAAGCCCACTCTGCTGTATAGTAGGATCAGGTAAACCCATGTACCAATGTGTGACTTGGTAAGTCAAAAGCGTAACCACAAGCATCATTAGCCGTGGCATTATCTTCCAATCGTCAAACTGCTGTCTAGGCATCGTAAGTACAGTATCCTCTAGGCCTATCAGGGTCTAAAACATCGTTACGACTTAAGTGACCCTCTAAGTACATGGCACGTTCAACGTGGTCTAACGTGTATTTAACCCCTGTATCAGCCTCTATTGCCGCACGTACATAGAATACATCAGACATAGGTATGTGAACGTCATGTAACGCCTTATTGTTACTAGAAGCTAAGGCGTTGTAAAATGTTTCTAGTACAGAGTCTTGATTTTTATGTATTTGTTTCATATAGTTTTACTTATGTTAAACTTTAAGTCAAGTGTTTTGTTGTAACTAATACAAATAATAAAAAATACCTAGCTATAGTTAAACTTTTATGTTAGACTTTTCTTAATGCGAAGTAGTAAGTTTAACTTTTAGTTAAGTGTTTTTTTATTTCAACATTTAATTGAAACTTTAAAGTTTAACTTACTACCTACTACCGTAGTTTTACACAAATATACCCCCATGTCAACCCCAAAA